CTATTTGATCATCATCTATATTAATCTCCAATACAGGAGCACCCAACTTGCGTAAGCAGTAATCTATAAGTTGTGTTCTACTTGCTGGTTTTGCCATATGCTCTAAGTATCAGTTTTCTTAGTACCTTTCAATTTTTTAATTTCTTCCTGCAAGGTAACAATTTCTTGCTGAAGTAATTTTGTTTCTTCCTCAGAATCATTTTTTAGAGTTTGTAGTTTTGCTTCCAAAAGTACATTTTGATTTAATGATTGTGCCAATTTACCATTGTATAAACTGACAAGGACATTAACATCAACGTCACCATTATTTTGTTGCATAATCTATTAAGGTTAGAAAGTACCCCCATCAAGTGTTGAAGACCAATGAGGCTTATTAGTATATATGATAGTAATTGAAGATGGTATTACAGAAAGATTCTCAATTGCTCCATTGTTTCCTTCTTTTCTAATATTGTAAGTATTAGTAAATGTTCCTTCAACACCAACTAAATCAACAGAAGATACATTAGATATTGAAGTTTCAACAACACCATAAGCACCACTAGTATCTTGTCTTACAATATCACCAGCGTCAACTGTTATGCCTGAAGGTAATGCTAAGGTATTCTTAGTAACAGCAGTTAGAATCTGCTTAGAGGTTACTATAGGAGCAGCAGGATTATTTGTTGAGGTTTGTAGTCCATTCTCATCAAAATATACAGCACCGTGAGGATTGTAATCTGCAGTTTGATAGTAGATTCCTTTAATGTCTAGGAATCCTCTTGTACCAGATACTGTATTACTTGTAGTACTTGCATCAGGAACATAAGTCCAAGATCTTTCTGGAGCACTACTTCCAGTATTTGTATCTCCGTCTACATAACCAAAGAAACCAGTTTTGTTATTTGCAGTACCAATACCAGTATTATAATTAAATGCTATACCACGATCTGTATTAGTATCATAAGCATGAGTAATTGTTAGTTCTGAGGTTGTTGTAATACCAGCTAAAGTTGTTCCCTCAATAGTAATAACTTTATTGGTAGTATTAACTTCAGTAACTGTTGTTACTCCACTATTTGGCAATGAAGTGTGATTACTTACAATATCACCAGTATTGATACCAACAACAGAATCAATTGTAATTGTACTAACACCAGTTGTAACTGGAGCCATAACCACTCTAGAACTAGTAACATCACCAATAACAAATATTGGATCATTAACTGTTACAGCAGTTGAGTTAACAGAAGTTGTTGTACCATCAATTTGTAAGTTACCTTTAATGATAACATCACCTTCATTACTCATTCCATCTGGATATGGGTCAATAAACAGTTTATCTCCACTGCCACTGACAGAAGATATAACATTATCTTCAATCTTAACTTTACCAAAATATGATGAAGTTTGAACATTCAATGGAGTAGTAAATTTAACTTGTTTACCAGTAGGACTGGATACTACTACTTCATCATTACCATTCTCATCATATTCAATCTGAACGTCTTTATCTGAACCAAAAGATAATATTGTATCGTCTACAACATTAATATGTCCAGTTCCTGTAGTTTCAAATATAATGTCTCCATCAGTATCTGTGGATGATACAGTATTACCATCCATTCTAAGGTTATCTACATTCCACTGATCAACCTTTCTATTATTATCAAGAACAGCAACTATACCACCGTCACTATTTCTTGTATTTTGAACACCAGCAATTGCACCTGGTGCATGCTCCATCATGGATGAATAATATTGACCACCTACAGCAAATACATTATTACCATCATCACCGATAAAAATTCTATCTTTATATTGATTTACTCCACCATAACTTCCTATGCCAGTCACATAGGCCATTTCACCCCAGTTTAAACTAGCAGGTTTAGTGGTCCCAGAGGATCTTTTGATCCTAATAATACTAGCCATTTAGAAATTTCCCCCGTTGATGTCCAATGTTGCTTCTGATCCTGGAGTTAATGTTAAGGTAGCATCCCACTTTTGAGTCGCTCCATTATAAACAAGCACCATACCATTTAACAAATTCGTGGCATTAATGTCACTAAGTTCAGCAAGAGATAATCCTTGAGCACCAGCCAGTGAAGAAAGAACCTTTACTGCATTTTGTTGCCCTACTCTGACCTTAATATCTGCCATTTATGTAAGCAATTCAGAATCTATATATTTATTTATGTTTTACGATTAACTAACTCGTAAAGTAATGACTTAATTTCGTCAATATCTTTTTTCATATTATCAATCTCTTGTTTCTCAGTTAATTTTCTATTTTTTTTATTAATATAATTAAAATATCCTTTAGAATCCATATTAAGTATGGCACCCGTATTTTGGTCACGAAATAAATTTTTATTGCCTTCAACTGGTATCATGCTTTTATTTTTTTAATAATAGGATTAGTATTGTCACGATTCTTATCTACAGTTTCTGGTCTTTCAAGTACTTTGGGGTTTATTTTGGAATCTTTTCCAAATTTTTTACCCGCTTCTTCTAAAAATTTTTTAAAAGTTTTCATGCGTATTAAATGGATATTGTTTTAACTTATCCTCAACAGTTCTAAGATCTATTGGGGGATGAAATTTTACTAATTTACCAGATCCACTAGGATCTATAATAAATTTAGTTGCTGGATTTACAGAATTCCTCACGCTAAAGCAATTGCTCTGAAATCTTTCAATCTAACTGGAACTGCTTCATTTGTAGAAGTCATCACAATTTTAATAACAAATCCATTAAATTGCTCTAAATCATTTGCAGTAAATTGATATTCTGAGAAATCATTCTTACCATTTTTCTTAACTGCAGCATCTGCTTTACCATTATTATTGGAAATGTCAATAACATCATCACCAAAACCATCACCATCAGTATCTATCATATTATCAAATCCAGGAAATGCTCTATAATTTTGAGATACTTCAGTAGAATCTGCACTGAATAATCTATAGAATACTCTAAAATCTGCTTCTGGTTGAACATTTGCAGCAACAAATACTTTAAGTGATGTAGCAGGTTGTGCTAAATTAACTTTTCTGGAAACAAATAATGATCCATGCTTATCTCCAGTTAAAGCATTAGTTGTAGAATCTGTAGAATAATCATCTATAGGACTATTAATTTTATTTCTACCTAAAATAAATGTTGCATTTTGAACATCCAATACAGGTGATAAATTCTTATCGCTTGTTGACATATCAACTTTTAACGATAATGATTTGTTTCTAGGTAGAATTGATAGTCGTTGTGCTTCATTAACCTTAGATGCAACCATTCTAACTGTTGGGAAGAATGTTGTTTCATTTAATGTTGTTGGTTCAAAACCTTGATCAATAAAGGATACTTCATTTCCACCAGCACTGGTTCCACTTACAGTTCTAACAGAAGTTGAAACTCTAGTTCCCTTACCAGGAGTGATTACATTAAATCTTGGAGACATTGATGTAAATTGATGGTTTTGTGAGATACCAACACTACTTCCACCTACCACTCTTTCATCAGTAAAACATAACATAGTATTTCCATTTATTCTGGAACTAGTACCTCTATCAATCTGTAAATAATAATTATCAACATTTGAAGAATTATTTAATACATCATTAGTTGGTACTGATAAAGCAGTATTAATTCCAACTAATGGGAAACCATTAATTTCATATGCTTGAATATTCGCACCTTCTGGATGAGAAGAAACTGGTGATCCTTCTAGTCCTCTAGAGTTAATAGTCAAATTACCAATATTAACGGTATATGAAACGATTTCACTACCAATCAATGCTTCACCAGTAGATGTTGTAATACCTGCAAATCTAGCGAATGCTAAAGTACTTGCAACAGCAACTTGTGTTGATTCTGGAGTTATACTTTGAGTGGTTTGAGTAACAATTGTATCTGGTTTAATTCCAGAAATATCAATAGTATTATTAATTCCATGATGAGCATGGTTACTTTGAATAAGTTCAATTACATTACCAGTATATAAATCACTAGTAACTACCGAATTAGTTCCTGATTTTACTTTAATATCAGTTGCATTCATTGCAGTTCTAGTATTATTAGAAGAACCATAATGAACAATCTTTTCACCACCTACAAATTTTTCACCCTGAACATCTGTTAGATATAAAGAATCTGGTTTAGTACTTGTTATACCAACTGCAAACTTAGCACCAGCACCTCTCTTATAATTTGACCAAGTATCATCTATTGTTAGAACATCTCCAACAGAATATCCCTTACCCTCAAGACCACCAACTGCATCAACAGCCGTTACTTTTTCGTTAGTAAGAGTTACTGATACAGTAGCTCCACTACCACCACCAGTTAAGGATTTTAAAGGTACACTAGAAAGTGAACTTAAATCATATCCAGTTCCACCGTTTATAACAGTAACTGGATCTCCTTTATCCGAATAATGGTTAGATGATGTTCCGTATGTTGACCATATTGGAGCACCATGTTTCTCAATGATACCAGTAATACTATCATCATCTTTATCAGAAACGTTACCAGTACTAATTTTTCTACCAATAGGTAATTGCTCTTCATTTTCTGCAGCATTCTCTTCATTATATGAACCAGTTGGCCATTCTAATTCTAAACTTACCTTTCTAGGTAAAGTTTTTATTGGATTGGAAGAAAGTGCTTGAGTATTTTCATTACCAGCTTTAATTGGTGTATTATAGAAAGTAACCGTACCACTATCAACAAACTCTGCCTTATAAAGTTTAAATGCTAGATCTTGATATTGACTTGGTGTCCAGATAGTTCCATTTTGAGATTTAAATAAACTACCACCAATATACTGTTTAGTAACAACAACACTTTCAACATCTGGAAGATTTGAAGTTTTAACGGTCTTTTGACCCATTGTTGCAACCCACATCTCATAAAGATCAGATCCAGGTGATAAGAATACTAATGCATATTCCTTTCCTGCCTCTAGATAAACTGGAGATGGGAATTTAATATTGGTTGCAATAGAAGCATCTGTAGATGTTTGAATATTATTTGGATTTAATGCAACTTGAGTGAAATCTTGAACTAAGAAACTTGTTGGTGTTCCTAATTCAACTTCTCTAAGTTCTACAAATACTTTTGCATTTGGATCTTTACTTGCAAAATAAACATCAAATGATGTTAAGAATGCACCAGTTTCATCAACAGTAAATGTTTGTGCTAAAGGATCTCTATAAGGTGCTTCAACTCTAGTTGTAGATGAAGTTTGATTTACAGAAATATTAGTTGTTATCTCATTAGGTTTCTGTGCTGGTGGGGGTGGGTTTCTAACTCCAACAGTTGATGTAGATTGAGTTATGATTGTACCAGTTCCAGAATATGTTCCTGTTGCATCACTAGCGAATGCAGTGCTTCCAGGTAATGTAACTGTTCCTGGTGGTGTTGATGTTATCTTAAAGGTTTTAGTTCCTGAGAAGAATAAAACAGGTGGTTGTGGTGTTTGATTAGCATTTCTAAAGAAGAAAGCACCTAGAACATCACCCCAATTATCAGATATAAGTTCCACTCTGGATACTGTAGCAGTAGCACCACTATCACCCACAAGAGTTGCACCTGCTACAACATAACCAAAATATGTTGTATCATTTGCTAAAGCATCAACATCACAGTTGAATAATTTAGATGTTGCGGAGTAAGATGAATCTGGAGCAGGTCTAGTTCTATCATAAGGATCAACTGAATATGCTTCAACACTTACAGAAACTGTACCCATTCCAGTTGGAATTGCCGATATACTAGCATCACCAAACTTATGATTAGGTGCTTTAACACGAACATAACCAATTTGAACACCGTTATTTAAAATTCTAACATTTTCATTTACTACAAATGTACCAGAAACCATACTAATTTCAGTTAGTTTGGGGAATATATCTGGTCTACCACTATCTAAGTAATGATAGTGTTTAGTAAGTGGTTTCAATCCATTTGCAGAGAAAGAGACATTTCTAGAACGCATAAATGGATCTGCTTGTCCAGAAACTTTAACACTTTCAACGTAATCAAATTCCTTAGATGGTCCTTCTAAAGTATTTGTAAATGAAGTTTCTACAACATTGGTAGTTGTAGTAGTTGTAGTAGTGGTTGTATCAATATGATTACCATCAAACTCATCCTGATCAGTATCTACTTCAGCAGAAGTTACACTAACATCAGTACCAACTGTTGTATTATCAGACACTATGTTTGCCTGTTCTGCCCAAGTTGCTCCTGTAGATTCAATTCTATTCTTATCAATATAGATTGTTCTTGCCCAGTTATCTGATGCAGGTTCAAGAAGTATTCCACCAACAAATACAATAACGTTGAATGGGTTAATATTTTCAACCTGAGTTGCTTGTGGTTGATCTATCCAACCGACTTCGTTATAATCTAGAGTTATTAAATCCCCAGTTTTTTTACAATTAGGATCTAAAAGATTTAAATTAGCAGACAAATCTGCAGTTTCAGTATCGATGCCAAGATTAAATGCTAATTGTGCTGGAAGTGACCAGAAATCAACTGCACTTATAAGTTCTTTATTAACTACATCAATATCACATCTAGAATCAGATGTAAGGAAACTTCTATCTTTAAAATCATTTACTACAAATCCAGTTTTAAATCTATCAATACCATTAGCATCAGTAACCATCAATGATTTTGTATCAAGTTCTAACGCTGTTAGAGAAGTCATTATCTCTAAATTATCGACTCTCTTTTCCAATTTACCAATATCTCTCATGGTAAATCTTCTATTATCAAATAATTTAATTGAAGGTCCCTTTATAGGATCATACAAATAAGGAGGAAGTGTAATTTGTGCTACTTCCATTGCATCACCAAATTCTGTTGGTGGTGATGGTTTGTCAGAAGATACACCTTTGATCAATTTAACTTGCTCAAATTTATTGATTACTAACTTATCGATTCTTGGTAAGTAATAGGTATATCCAATAATTGAACTTTCATCAGGTGCTACAACATAACTAGTATCTGTTTCAAAAATTCTTGCATTATAAGCAAAAGGAGATTTATCAGTTGTTGTAGATGTGTTAAAAGGTTTAACTCTTGGTCTAAAATCTAATATATCAGTCGCTCTATCAATACCTACTTTAGGTATATCATAGGTATATCTATCTTTAGTATAAGAATTTGCTGTAAACAAATCTCCACTATTACCACTATGAATTTGATACTTATCAAATATAATAAGTAATTTATGAGATGGTATTGAGGAATTATCCTTTCTAACTATTCTAGAGTAATCAGAATATTGTTTTTTATGACCCTTATCAAGAGTATAATTAGTTGTTCTATCAACATAATTTCCAAGAGTTATCTTTTGAATATTTGTTGATATACTTGTTTCTTTAAAAGTTACTGTTTCTCCAGCAATAAAAGTATTTGCATTCAAGTAAACAAATTCAATTTCTGTAGCAGATACTCTATTAACAACCTGTGCTATTGCTCTACTATCCTTTCCAACAATCCGTTCACCTATATTTGTATTAGTATCTAATCCTAATCCAGAAACAAATGTTAGTTTATCTAAACTAGGGAGATTTGCATCTTTAGATTCATATATTGCATGAATCTGAACAACATCTGGAACATTTAAAGATATTTCTTTATCCTCAACTCTTAATCCATAATATCTACTTTGTGCATTTTGATTAGTATTTGTTAATCCACCATTAGTTGAAATTCCTGATGTTCTTGTAACAGATACTTGCTCACTTCTAATAAAATCTTTTGACTTACTGGTTAATCCAACCTTTTTCATTGTGGCAGTAACTGTCATTAAGGTTTGTGAGTTACCATCATTTAATCCAATAATTCTTAGATCGTTACCATCATTACGAACAATAACTTGATCTGATGTTAATGTTTCTATAGTACCATTAGTATATTGAACTGTATATTTTTCAGCGTCAAATGGTTCAAAGAATATACTAGATATACCTGAATTACTATCTAATGCATCTGAAGTGTTTATATCTAAAACACCAGCACCGTTAGTTTTAACATTTACACCACTTATTTGTTTTGTAATTAATAATGTTGAATTTGACAAGTCAACAGCAGAAACATTTTTTCTAGGTAATCTAGCATATAATCCAGATCTATTAAGGTTTATAATTTTAGGTACTTTAATTCTAAATGTTGATGATGTTGTTACTCCAACAGGTAACATATGATTACCACTACCATCTACACCACCATTTACACCTGGAACATTTACAACTGTTTTAAGAGTTAATGTTGATCCATCAGCAGAAATATCAGATACTCGACTAAAAGTTTGATCTGGATTTGATGTAGTTGGTGATGAACCAGTTGAAAAACCTACTATAGCATTAGTACTAATTCCTACCTTACCAGCAAATCTCCTACCAGCACAAGTTGCTTTAGTTGTAGTACCATCTACACCTTCAATTGTCAATGCATCTGTTAAAGTGAAATTAGGCAATACTCGATCACGTAATACACTATCAGCACCAAAGTTTACAGGTACTGCATTACCAGAAATTGATTTACTTAATTGATGAACGGATTTAATATCATCTGTTGTATATGTCGTAACCTTGACCACAGATGATCCTGAATATGCAGTACTGATACCAACAGTACTAAGTGAATTTTGTTCGTTAAATATTAACTTTTCTCCCTGAACAAATGTTCCTGTAGTTTGTATTAAACTTATCTCAGCTCTGTTAGAATGCTTAGTAATATATCCAGATGCACCACTACTAGCACCTTTAACCAAAGTTGATAGTGGTAGAACAGATTCCATTTCCTGTCTACTACCCATATTAGAAAGTTCTAATGTGGTATATGTTTGAACATCCCAAAGATATAAATCCCAATCAGTTGCAGAATCAGTATATAATGAGTCTGATAACCCAAAATGATAAATTCGTGCTTTACCAATTTCTGTTCCATTGCCATCTGCAGTATCTGTAGCAGCTGTTCTTCTTTGGTTATATAATCTAACTATATTATCTGTACCACTAGCTCCTTGACCAATATTAATATATGGTACTCCTGTTACGTTATTGACCTTTAAAAGGCTACCCATTCTAAATGGAATAGATGCTGTCTTAACAGTTTTTGTATCTCTAGGTTTATCAATGTCTAATACTGTTGTTCCTGATAAAGTTACATCAAATCCCCTAACATATGCCTTTCCTGGTGACAATTTTACACACATTGTGTCATTATCAGGAAGATTACCTTCATCAGTTTTTTGATCTTCAGTATATAATCCACCAGTTCTTACTTCATCATTTAAAGAGTTTTGTATATTAACTCTAAATGGGTTTACAGCATAATTTCCAGATTCATCAAATGTTCTTTTTGCAAGATATTTCTTAATTTCTGAATATACTGAAGAATTTTGAATCTTTTTAACTTCACCATCTCTTACTTTAAATAATTCTACAAAATTTGTATCATTAAAATCATCAAGTGCCTTTTTAGTTAATTTTACTGATATTTTAAATCTATCAGCACCTGGTGCTGCATAGTTTGTAAAACCCTTAGCGTTATCATTTAATGAATTATCATCATTTGAATTGATTATTTCTTCAAGAATTTCAAAACCAACTCTATATGATGGTTTATTTGAATATGGTTCTAAAACAACTAATGATTTTGAAACATCTACAAAAGTTCCTCTAATAAAATATACCCCAGTATCAACACCAAATGCAGATCCAATAGCAGTTGCATTCTCTGCAACTAAAGTTAAAATGGATTCTCCAGCATTTAATGTGGTATTACCATAGGTAACATTTTCTTCAAGTGTTAATATCTCACTATTTGGAAAAGCAGCACTTTCAGCACTTGTACCAGATTCGGTATATTTTACAAAAACTGTAATATCATCTACACCTTCATCAGGAGGAAGAATATAATTCTTTATAGTTCCTACTATTTGAGAATTTTGACCCCTAACTTTTGTTCCTTTTCCATTATTATTATTAATTAATGCATCAAGATATACACTAACATCTATACCAATATGATCAGCATTTACTTTAACTGAGAAATATGTACTATCGTAAGTTACAGATCCAGGAATAACCATAGATCCTTCTTTGAAGATATGACTTCCGAATGATTCTAATTGATTCTGTAATATAGATTGTAAACTAGTTAATTCTCTAGCTTGGACTGGGAATCCTGGTTTAAATAGAACCCTATAAAAATTATCAGCCTTATCAAAATCATCATAATAAGGACTTATATTTAAGTTAGTCTTCTGTGGCATTTTTTTAGAATTCTAGGATGATTTTAACGTCTTCTTTTTGTCGAGAATTTCGAGCAATCAATGGTCTATTATCAAGATAGATAACTTCCCCCGATCCTTTATTTATCTCAGATGTAGATAACCCATTTACAAAGGTGGAACCTAAGTTAATTAATTTAGTTCCAGTAGGGTTAATACTAATACCATTAAAGGTTTCATCGACACTAGCAGAGAAACTAGATGCTTGACCTCTAACTGCATTAGAAGATGATTCAAATGAGTATATTCTTCCTGATGTAGAAATACCAGCATAATCTAATTGATCTTGACTACTAGTATAATTTAAAGATCTATCTCTAAAATACTTTAATACTTGAGTAGTTTTATCATATGATGCTACATATGCAGATGCTTCATTACCACTAGCAGTAATTTGAACTATTTTTTCACCTATAGTGGGTGATCCACTAATTGTAGAAAACTTGATTGAATCTAATGATGAAAAATTAGTTTCTGTATATGTATTTGCAGTTCCAACGGCAGTTGGATTTTTTACAATTCCAACTTGAGAGAATTTAGTGTCTGTTGGAAAATCTT